CGGCACAGCCGTCCGGAATGACGATCTTCGGCCGCGGAGCAATCCACTTGCCCTCGAAACCCGGCAGCCACTGCCGCTGCGACTCCAGCACCTCCGGCGTGAAGACATCGCCCCACGGGCTTACAAAGCCTCGGCACGGCTTCCAAAACAGCGTCCCGTCCTGCTCGGCGGCTTTCTTCCACTCGGCGGTCAGGTCATCGGTGTGGTACGGGGTAAAGAGTCGCCATGTTCGCGGCCTGCCTGCGCTGAAGTCCCGCATTGGCAGCCAGTTGTTTCGCCACGCCTCTATGACTTTCTCGCGCTCGGCGGGGATAAGCACCGAGTTACGGAGGTCGCACACATCGTCCCCGCACAGCAAGTCCGCTCGACCGCCTGCACGACCGAAGATATTCGCGGCCTGCATCGTCGCGTCCCGGTGCATCGCTGCCGACTTCACCACGATTTCATTGCTGCCGTCCGTCGATGCGTCAGGCTTCACCATCTTGATGTCAGGGAAGACCATTCGGTAGACCTCGGAGCGCATGATCTGCACCACCATGCGAATCTGCTCCTGCGCCTTCGCCACGGTCTGCCCGATGTGCTTGATTCGGATGTTCGGGTTTCGCCCGATCTCCCACGCCTGCCGGATACCGAGTTGCACGCTCTTTCCGTGACCACGGGGCATCCCTACCGAAGCATCCGGGTTTTTTGTCAAGTGCGCTTGCATCTCGGAATGGAGCATCGACTGGCTGAAGCCGAGCCACTCCGCGAACAAGTCGGGGCAGTCCCGTGCCGCCGCGATCAGCGTTTTAGCGTCACGATCAAGCATCCGAGCCTAGCCGCTTGGCGATGATGGCCCGCGCTCGGGCTGCGATCTCCGGGCTGATTACCACCCGCTCGGTCGCCTCGCCGCCGTCCAGCCGCTCCAACTTGTCGAGGGCGATAGCGGCGTTCACCTTGTCCCGTGCCATCGCGGCCAGCACCTCGGCGGCTCGCAGGCGGTCGCGGGCGGTCGCGGCATCGTTGGCGAGGATTCGGGCGCAGATACCCGGCGCGGCCCGCCATACGGCCTCGGGTATTTCCCACCCGTGGGTCACGGCCCGTTGTAGGAGCCGCAGCGCGGCCCGCTGGCGCGTCTGTGGCTCGTCTAGTACCGGAATGGCCTCCGGCGGCTTGAGCGGCTCCACGGGGGCCGTAGCGGGCGGCTTGGACTGAATGCGCTTCCTAGCCACGCTTCGCCTTCTGCCCGGTCAGGGTTTCCCACCGCTTCACGACGACATCGCAGTACGCGGGGCTGATCTCCATGCCGTAGCACTTGCGGCCTAGTTGCTCGGCGGCGATCAGCGTGGTGCCGGAGCCGAGGAACAAATCAGCCACTACGCATCCTGCGTCGGAGTGGCTTTCGATTGCCAACGCGGGAAGGCCGACCGGCTTCTGGGTGGGGTGGTCGTAGGCAGTGACGCTGTCGCGCCCAATCTCCCAAACGTCTGCGTGTCTCTTGCCTCGCAGCGGCGCGGTTCCGTTGTGTGCGACGATGATAAACTCGTGGTTGGGTAAGTAGCAGTTATCCAAGTCGCCAAGGCCACCGCCACGCTTGTACCACACAACGCAGTTCTTAATGGCGAACGATTGCAGGCGCTTCTGCCATTCGTGATACACGTCCCATCTGGTGCAAACATAGGCCGCCGAGTTCCCAGACATGATGTTCAACAGCACTGGAGCGATGTCCAGAACGCGATCGTCGTTCGCAATCTTCTCGAACTGCGGCGTCTTTGTTCGGAAGTTTGACTGAAACTCAATGCCATAAGGGGGATCTGTAAAAACGATCCCAGCCTTCGCCCCAGCCATCAGCCGCTCCACGTCCTCGGCCTTCGTGCTGTCGCCGCAGAGCAGCCGATGCTTGCCGAGCAGCCACAGGTCGCCGGGTTTCGTGATTGGGTCAGCCGGAGGCTCTGGCACTTCGTCCTCCTGCACCTCGACCGTCGCACCCTTCAACTGCTGCATCTCGGCCTCGGTGAAGCCCGCCGCCTTCATCAGTTCCTCGTCCTCAATCTGCAACGCCGCCAACTGCTGCGCCAACGCCTCCTCGTCCCATTCGGCCAGTTCAGCCGTCCGGTTGTCCGCAATCGCGTAGGCGGTCGCCTCGCTGCCTTCCAAGTCCGTGCGGACGATGTTGATGTGATCCCACCCCAAAGCCTTCGCGGCCATAACCGTGCCGTTCCCCGCGATGATGATGCCCTTGGGGTTGACAAGGACGGGCCGCTGCTGGCCGAACCGCGTCAGGCTGGCCTTGATCGCGTCGAGATTCTTGGCGGGATGCCGCCGGACATTGGCCGGATCTAGCGTCAGGGTGTCGATCTTCACGCGCTGTGATTGCATAGCAGAAATGCTACCGCCCCCACGGAAGCGGGGGCGGCGCACACCGAACAGTTCCCGTGTTCGTCAGTCCCTCTTGCCGGGAATCCATCCCGCGATCTTCGACAGCGGGACGAGATGCCCCGCGATGTAGCCGATGGCAAAGGCAGCGACCGCACCCCACACGCTGCCGATCAAACTCTCAATGCTCGCAATCATCATGGTTCAGACTCCTTTCGCGGTCGATTGTACCGACTCGGATGTGGCTTTGCGCCATGCCGCGTCGAACTCTGGGTCAGAGGCCCGCTTCATCGCCAACCATTCTCGGAGCGTTTCGGGCCGATCCTGCGCCAGCGTTGCGACGGCCATTTCAGCCTCGTTGACCTTGCGCCGTGGAATCCACCCCACGGCCACGCGGATCGCCGTAGCCAAACCCGTAGCCGAAAGCAGCCATACCAACGCCGCGCCGGATGCCGCGATGGCGAGCCACTTCAGCAGGCCAGCCCACCACGGTGTTCGGTCGGTCACGCCCGGTAGCGCGGTGTGGATCTCGCCCACGCCCTGACGGATGGCCGCAGCCTCGCCGACGATGGTCGCCGCGTCAGCCACGGTTTCCGGCTCCTGCGACCGCTCGCCAATGCGGGTGGCTAGCCGCTCAATCGTGCCAGCCCGCTCGCCGATTCCGCTGGCCTCAACCGCGATGCGCTCGCTGGCAGAACAGCCGACGAGGAGCAGGCAGGCGAGAATGCGCTTCACGAGACGAAGCGCACCGCGAGGCCAACACTAATGCTTGATGCGGTGCCTGTGGACATAGTGATTGATGGCGTTACGGTCGGAGCCGCAGTCCCGAGGGCAGCGAAACAGGTCAACTTGTCAACGCCACAGAGTGCGATGTACGGAGTGTCGTTGGTTCCAAGCGGGTGCGGGTTTGTGGTTGAGAGGGTTCCACCGTACTGCGATTGCCCGTTGAGGGTTTCAAACACCGGAGCCGTTGAAGATCCTCGCAAAAGAGAAGCGATTGAGGTTCGCGCCAGTCCATTGTCGCTTGCGGTAGCGATTCCGTAGTTTGATGGAACCGCTGCCGAGTTGTCGCTGTAGTGGTTGAAAATGTTGGCTGCACCTCCGCCTGTGGCTGCGGCAAGTCGCCACGCGCCAACAGCGCACCAATAGCCGTAAGTGTTGGGAGAGACCGCGCTTGTCATCGCGGCGGTGCTTGGGTTGTAGGTGTATTCCGATGGCGCATTCGGAATACGACCCGCGAAGATGAATCGAAGCGGGTTTGAACTAGCACCAACGACCTGAAGATTCGCGCTCGCAAAAACATCAGTAGCGGCGGCGACTGTGTAGTTCAGAACCGAGTACGGAATGAACCCACGCGCCCATCCGGGAACATCAAGCACGACGGAGTATTGTGCATCGGCCTCCGATCCCGTCAGAATCTCGTTGATTGTGTTCGGCTCTTCAATCGTCTTGGTGACATCCTTGTGGATCAGGTAGAGAGCAGATCCGTGGTTTGCGAGCGTTGCGAGGCGCGAAGTCTCGCCCGGAACGGTGGTTCCCTTGAAGGTGTGTGCGGGGAAACTGCTCATAATTATGGCTTCCTTTCGAGGCGGTCAATGCGGGCGAGAATTGCGTCGATGCGTGCGCCGAACTCTCGGTCGTTCGCGCTCAATGATCCGATGGTCTTGGCGAGGTCAGAGGTGATCGCGGCGAGTTCCGAGATTCGCACGCCTTGACCGTCGAGCATTGCGTCACGCCTGCCGATGGTCATAAACACCGCGGCGATGCTGCCGAGCAGGACAAGCGTTTGCACGCCCTGAAGCACCGTCTGAACCGATACCGCCTTGCCGAGATTCACTTCTGTGTTTTCGCTCATGTCTTGGCCTTGTGCGGGGATGGTATCGCCTTGCGCCGCCAGCCCAAAGAGAAAAGGACACGGGCTAGATCGTGCGCTGTTTCGGTCACGCATTCTTCCGAAAGTGAGGGCAGGCTGGCGTGAAGGGCTTCGTGAAGGCAGGTATCCAAAAGTTCGCGCTGCGGTAGGTTGCGGCGAATGCGGATCGTGGGATGTCGGCCCGGTGGGTGGTCGCAGTCGCCGAGCGCATCGCGTGACATTTCACGGGCTGGCACGAGTTTCACGCGCCAGCGTCGGCCCGCGATGGACACTCGCGCTTCATGTCGCACGCTGCACCTCGGCGGCGAGTCGGTAGTCGCGCTGCGTCCCGGCAATGTGCAACCGCATCCAAACCGCGCCCTTGGACTTGGGAGGGATGCCCTTCTCGACGGCCCACCCACCAAAACCATCGAAGTGTTCATCTTTGTAGGTTCCGATGCGAACTGCGATCTGTTCGTCAAGCACGACTTCGGCTTGTCCGTTGAATTGCCGCACACGCTCGCGGGCGAGCGGTACGACCCAATGGTGATGCGAGTGGCCCGTCACCACCATGTCCGCATCAGGATACAGGCTGGCGTGGCGGCGGGTGTCTAACACGCCATGCGTCATCATCGCGCCGCCTCCCGCGCCGTGGAAATACTTGAGTTTGAACGCGAACGATCCACCGTGCCGCGATACAAGCCGGAACAGCACCCACCCGCCGTAGCCGCCGGAGTAGACCGGGGCTGGCCCCGCCGCGCTCAATCCTGCACAAGTGCGTTCGGTGAGGTCAACCTCATGTTTTTTAGTGATCCCGGTCTCATGATTTCCGCGCCCCACAACCACGAATCGATCCTGCCACGGCGTGAAAAACTTGACCGCCTCGCGCACAATCGCGTCAAGGTAGTCGCCACATTGATACTCGGGCCTCATCGCCGAGCGATCGGCCCGGATATCCCAGCGACCGTTCATGCAGTCGTGAAAATCACCACACGAGATCACGCCGCCCTTGCGCTTCGTGATCTCATTCATGTGCCGCGCTTCCATGTCCTGATCGGTGTGCGCGTTGTCGTGATGGCGGTCGGAGTCAAGCAGTCCCCACCATTCAAACTCATGCGGTGTCTCGCACAGCATCGTGACGCGGTGAATGTTGCGGCCCAGTTTCTCGACTGTCCAACTGCTACCCGGCGTGATGCCCTCGCGCCAGTAGTGGCTCTTCAACTCCTCGCGGATTCGCTCTTTATCGCATCTACGCGCCATCGTTCACCTCGTATCGTTTGAGGTGGATTTCTACCCGTGGGTTCTGCGGGTCTATGAGAATGACGAGCGGGAGATGCGTGATCGCGTTGTCATCGCGGAGCAGGCCCGCGTCCACAATGCCGTCGAACGAAGCCTTCAGGCTGGCGAGGCAGTTGTCCCGGTCGCGCTTGCGGTCTTGCCGTGCGTACCAATGCACCTCGGCGGTGGCCTCCTTCCACCCGCCCTTGACATTCGCCTCGTACATGGCGACTTGTGTCGCGGCCCATGCCTCTACCCGCGCACGCTTGGTAGCCCGCGCCTTCACGCCCCAATGGCATCTCGCGTTAGGTGACAGCACCCGTTGGGGTAGTCCTATCGTCACGGTCAGGACATCGGGCATCAACGCATGATGCCACGCGGTCAGCACTCGGAGAATGGATTGCGCCATCCGTGGCGCGGGCTCCATCATGGTTCGTAAATGCTAGCCGCCGTCTTCGTCTTTGCGATAGCGTCGGCGCGGCATCGGCTCGACCAGCGCGAAGACCTGTGCGGCGAGTTTCAGCCCCTCGACGGCTTCGGTCAGGTCGAACTCGGTGGGGTAGTGCTTGAGGCAGGATCGGGCCTCGACCCGGATAGGCGCAGGGACTCCGGGCGTTCGCTTCGGATCGCACAACGCGCCGAGCAGATGCCGGGTCTTGCGGATGGCGTTGAATCGTTCTCGGGGTAGTGTCATGGCGCAGCGATCCCTAGTCCCTTGTGCAAAGGCATCTTACCGCACCTCGGCGGGCTGTTGCGTCCACACAAGTTCAATAGCCGAAAGACATGGTACGGGGATCGCATACGCACCCGTGAACGGCCCGCTGGTGGCGACGCTGCCGGATTGAATGGTTGTCCCACTTGCAATACCCGTCACCCATACGGCTTGCGGATTATCGCGTTGAACGAGAGCATGGATGTACCAAGTGGTTGGTTTCAGTTCTGCGGGGCGAACAATCAAGTGATATTGGCGCGGGTCTGTTGACCCCCGCATTTTGCTGCCCTTGACATCAATCGTCCAGCCAGCGAAATCCGTTCCATCGTCCCCGACGGTTGGATTTTTGTCTGCTGCTTCCCGCTGCTCGCGCCACGGGTCAAAGGAATCGAACAGCAATTCGCTAACGGCTGCGTGACATAGTTGCCCGGTCAGTTGATCTTCGTGCAGTTTCAGTATGCGGTCTTGGGTCGCTCGGATATGTGACCTGCCGCCAATCATTGCGTTTTGGGCATAAGTGTTTGCCTGTTGATACACGAAGTCTGGCAGTTCAATAAGTGTTGGCCGTGCCTTCTTACGCAGCGGTCGCACGCTATCGCCTGTCCTTCGCTTCGTCGCCTTCGCACTTGTTCAACGCTGCCCGCAGACGCTTGATCTCTGCCGCCGCCTCTAGGGCGATGCCGTAGCCGTACGCCTGCCACAGCGATTCCAGCCGTTCCACGAGTTCGCGTTCGCTCATTGCTTCTCCGCAAGGAGGCGAGCAAATGTTTCAGCGTTTGCCACTAGCAATCGCCTCGACTCGTCGCGCTCGCGGGTCAGGCGTTCGATTTCATCCTGCATTCCCGCAGCGATCAGGTTCGCCTCGGTCAACCTAGTTCGCATATCGGCGTAGTCGCGGTGCAGATGCCGAATGGAGCGTTCCATCGCTTCGATCTCATCCATCATCGTGCTGATCGCAATCGCGGCCTCGGCTCGCTGCTGGTTGCCCATGTCACCCATGCCGTCCCACGGGATACGCAGGCGTTCTACGAGTCTCTGCCGTAGTTCCCACCGGAATGCGTGCTTGCTCGCTGGATCGTCGCTCATGGTGTCTCCTGTGTAGTTGTCTCGGTCTTTGCGTCTGAAGTCTGCGCATTCTGCACAAGCGTTTCTAGTGCAGCGTGGACTGCGCCCACCTGATACACGCTCCATTCCGATACATCGCCCGGTAGCGGCGTGCCGTCGAGCAGCCGAAACTTCCGGCACTTGGCTACTGCCCGTGCGATCTCTTGACGAGGCGCGAGCAGGAGCGTGTTCCGCATCTGCTTCGCCTCTCGTTCGACCTCCTCGGGATTGATGCCATCCGACCATGCGCGGGCATGAATCGCGGCCTTGCGCTGGTTGCGCTTGATCTCTCCGACGATCTCCTCGGCGGTGCAATGCGTCCGTGCGAGGTTGGCGCGGAGGGTCTTGCAGGCTTGCACGATGTCCTCATGGGTCTGCTCGGCAAGCACCTTCCCGGCCTCGGCGTGTCGCTTCGATTCGGGCTTGGCCCATGAGGAGCCGGGGAAGTATTCGATGATGCTGGCGGCGGTTTCGGCTCTCATCGTGTCTCCTCCGGCATGGGATCAAGGTATCGACCCTGCCCGAGCCAAGTGGCCGGGTGCGGGATGAACTTTGCCTCGGTCGTGCGGTACTGCTTCGCCATCGCGTCGATCCGCTCGCGCATGACCTCCACGGCATCGTCCAGCCCGTCGAGTTCCCATTCCTCGGCGTAGTCGCGGATGGCCCGCTCCAGCAGGGCTAGGGCCTTGGCCTTGCCGACCTTGCGCGGGAACAGGCTCCACAGCCGCTCCAGCGCACTCGGCGGCATCGGCTTGCGTTTCGTCCGTATCTGATCCGTTTCAGATTGAAATGAAACAGGCTCGACGGCGGAGCCGTTGAGCGTATCACTTTCACTTCGCTCCGCGCTCCCGCCTTCCGATCCAGTTCCCGATCCCGATCCCGATCCAGATGGCATGCCGCACGACTGCGTGACGGATGCGTCAGGCATGCGTGACGCATGCGTTGGCAATGCGTCAGCATTGCGTCCGTATCTCGCCGCTGCTGCCGCACGCGCTGCCTCG